ATTGTCATATCTTTTTCGTTTCAACAAATATACTAATAAAATTCAATTAACACTCAATTATTTCAGCAAAATAAAATGAACCCCCATTATCAATATATAATTCTTTATTGAAGGTAACCTCATCCCCGTCTTTATATGTCAAACCCTCAGTAAACGGGTCCAACATTAATTCTTGATAAAATGTTCTCACAATTTCCGCACCACCACAATTGGCGTATATCTTCTTGGGGGAATGTTCTACATAGAACCCCTTATCTTCTTTAAATCTGATAGTACCTTTTAACATATTAGTAATTTGTTTTATGTTTATCCTTACGTGTATATTTTTTTCTATTGCGATAAACATTAGGTCTAGTCGCCATCAAAATTTCTGTTTGTGTTATCTCAATTGTTCTCATAATTTCTATTTTTAACAAAGTTATAAATTAAATTCAAAGGCCACGCATCATTTCACGATTAATATCTTTTTCTTTTAATGAATTTCGTTTATCGTATAAGTTTTTACCTTTAGCCAAAACGATTTCCATCTTGATTAACCCCCTCTCATTACGGAAAACTCTATAAGGTATTATTGTTAACCCATTGATTAATTCTTTCTCCAATTTTCGGAGTTCTTTCTTCTTCATTAAAATTTTACGTTCCCTACTTGGTTCGTGACTATAAGCAACGTTATTACTAGTCACGTTCATACCCTTAACATATAACTCACCACTCTTAAAATAACAATAGGTATCCACCATTGAAATCATACTATTGGATATTGCTTTAACCTCAGAACCCTGAAGTTGTAACCCAACAATAAATGTCTCAATAAAGTGATACTCAAACTTAACCTTTCGGTTTACTATGTTAACGTTACCTTTCATAAAGACAAATATAATAAAAAACCCCAATAAAGTTTAATTTATTGGGGAATTAATATTACCATAGTTAGAAAGGGGTTAATGGTATTTTGTGTAAAATATAAATAGGCCAAAGTTTTGGAAAGTTCTGGATATTTATAAATATGATAATAAAAATTAACGATAATAAGTTCAAAGTCAAAGTAATGATGACTTCAAGTCAAACTCAACAAGGGATGATGAATAAGAAGTTTGACAAAACATTTAATGGAATGTTATTCTTAATGAAAGAAGGTATTCATTGTTTTTGGATGAAAGATTGTATAACACCATTAGATATTATCTTCATTAAAGATGGTAAGATATTCAACATCCACCACAATTGTGACCCTTGTAAATCCGATGATTGTGGAAACTATTGTGGTGAAGGTGATATGATATTAGAGATTAAAGGTGGTACGTGCAAACGTTTAGACATTAAACTTGACGATACTATTATATTTTAACCTTCATTTATTTTACTTTGTAGAACTCTTACGAATTCATTTTGAATCATTTTTGTAAACTTAACTGCCGGTGAATCTTCTTCACTTTTTTGGTATCCGCCACTACTAAATGTTTTCTGACTTGGTTTACCTAAATAGTTAAGACCTGAGATATTAGTAATACATTTATGTCCACCACTATTAGCTTGAATTAAATCCCAAGCGGTAATTGAAATCTTTTCCATTATTGCTTTTTGTTTGTCACTCAATGACTTATATTGTTTTGACATTATATCCCCAATAATAGTTAATAGTTCTTTACCATTATCCATTGATTTGAATTTATCTCCATATAACGCCACAAAGTCTTTGAATGTAAACCCTACAGACCCTTCACCTACTGAAGACTCTGAAACCCATTTAATTGTTGATAATGGAATTTCTCTTGATTTTAATTGTGATTCCCATTTAGCCAATACTTCATCTTTAATCTCCCCTAAGTTAACACCTTTCAATGCTCTATCTTTTTTATATGGGTTACAAGACGCTTGTACTAAACCTAACGGCCAAGCAATTACAATGAAGTCAGCTTCAGGATTATTTTTAAATGGCGTATATCTATCATATGAACCAGGTTTCATCATATTACCCCCACCATATTGGACAATAACATTCCCCATAACATTAACATTTGGGTGTTTCTTCATTGACTCAATATAACCTTCTTGATTCTTTTTTAATTGTTCAACAGGAGCATAACCTTTCTCAACCATAAGACGTTTGATATTATGTAAGATACTCAACAATGATGGTGTTGATTTCATCACTAATTCTTCTAAAAATCCTGGTTTGTTTTTAAAAGCCAATAGTAATTTGTTACAAACAAAACCCATCGCCATTTTATTTTTTTGTAATGGCTTATCTTTATCAATTTTAAATAAATAATTGATAACCTCATCCACTGAAATATCTTGTGGTGCAAAATTCGCCGAGTCGACCGTTGAAATTAACAACAAGTCATCACTTGGGAATAATTCTTTTGGCGATATTGTTTGTGATACTGTTTCAACATTTGAACGTGACGATTTAAAGTTTGTTGCGGTTTTATCATCAACACCCGCTTGAGTATCGTGGTGGTCAGTATGGATAACAAACATTGGTTTTCCGTGAGCAAAATCCACTAAAACGGGCATAACATCACCATTACCTTCTGGTTTCTTAATAGCCCATTCTTTATCCCCATATTGGATTACTTCACAATCAACGGTTTTGATACCATATTGAGCCAAATATTCTTTCATAGCAATAGCGGTTGTAACACCATCCAAATCTTGATGAAAATATATTTTAGCCTTTTGATAACGTTTAGCAATCGCATTTATATCTCGGATTCCTGATTCTTTTAATATCATTTTTTTCTTCATATCTTATTTAAATAAACCACCCAATAACATATCTATCGGGTCTATTTTTTTTGCGGTTAATGATTTAGCTGGACTAGTCTCAACACCCATCGCAACATCAGGAGCGTTAGTACCAAAATCTTTAGACCAACTTTGTTGTGCCGCTTCAGTAGTATTATATTGATTAACTCTAGAATCTAAATCACTATATTTATTAACTAAATCATCAGGGCTTGTCTTAGTATTGGCAATTCCCATCCAATCAAGTAAACCTAAATACCATTTAGTTCTTCTCATTAATGACCTTGTCGCAGCATTACCAAATAATCTTGGAGCTCCACCTACAAATTTTTTCCATATTGAAGCGTCACCTTTTGTAATGTATTTAAGATATTTATCACCACCCCCATATTCTCTGAATCCTTTGAAGGTACTTTTAAGTGATTCTTTTTCAGCAACACCTAAACCTTTACCGATTTCAGCACCTACTTTCATTTCTTTACCTGCAGTTGTGAACAATTTAATATACTCCTCAACTAAATTAACAATTTTACGTAAGAAAGGAACTTTACCTACCGCTGAACGTAACACCTCAACTAATTTAGCTCCCCAACTTGGTGATGTTTCTACCAACTTAGCAACAGGACCACCAGCAACTTTTGCAGTTTCCGCAATTTTAATTGCGTCACCACCTATCGTCGCATATTTAAAGGCTTTAACCGAATCACCACCTAATTTTAATGCACCAACCACAGGTTTTGCTATCGCATCCCCTAAGTAAGGTAACACAGATATAAATGATAATATCGCAAACAATTTATCTCCTTGTCTCCAATAACTAACACCATTAACTAAATCAACAAGACCTGTAGGGTCAAATATACCAACGATATCACCCAAAGTGTTATACCATTTAGATTCATTTATTAATTTTGATTTTTCAGGGTATGTGGCTTTATAAAACTCAAGAACAAATCTTTTATCTTCTTTACTCAATGTTTTCCATTTTTCATTAAGAAATTTGTATTGTTCTTCTTTATATATTTCTTTGACTCTCGTATTAAATACCGACTCAGTTAATATAACTTCTTTCATATTATTTTTTATTAATAAATATTATGAAAAACAAAAAAAAGGGACTTATTTAGCCCCTTCTTCAAATTCTATTACCGATTGTTTCTTTTGGTCAACAAAACCTTGGACTCGATTTCTCGCAATCTCAGCATAATTTGGCGATAATTCAATCCCAACCCATCTTCTATCTAAGGTTTCTGCAGCAACCATACTTGTCCCTGAACCTGCGAATGGGTCTAATATTATATCATTTTTATATGATAATATTTTAATGGCCTTTGTTGGAATGTCCATTGAGAAAGTCGCCTTAGTTAACGACCTAGTGTCTGCAAAATATTTCCACTGGCCAAAAACCAATTCCATAAACTCTTTTTTATCCGTCTCTTCATAGACAACTTTCTTTTTAACGCTACCATCTTCTTGTTCAATTTCAGTTGGTGTTCCCTTCCATTGTGGTTCACCTTTAACTATTTTAATATGTTTGTGTTTGTATGCTAATATAACACACTCTTTTGGATTATAAATATATGGGCTAGACGGGGACATCCAACTACCCCAAGCAGTTGTTTTACTTCGATGAGGTGAATCTTCTTCTAAGTCAACAATACCGAAGAACTTATATCCGATTCTTTTCATTACTTGATAAACTTCAGAACAAAAGAAAATTCTACCACCTTTGTCTTGTCGGTTTATTTCGTATGGTATGTTGATAGCAATTCTACCATCATCCTTTAATATCTGATAGGCTTGTGTTAACCATTCTGTGGTAAACTTTAAATATTCTTCAAAGTACATATCATCATCGTGTACGTCATAGGCAATACCAACACCGTAAGGCGGCGATGTAACAATTAGGTCAATTGAATTGATTGGCATATCCGCCATAACATCAATACAACTACCATTTATAATTTTTCCAATATATTTTTCCATACTCAATAATAGATTTTTTCGGTTGAATAGTCAACTACCAACAAGTAATAATAACTAATCCGTGACCACCGTCACCTCCACCACCACCGGCAGCGTTTTGAGCGGAACCACCTCCACCACCACCACATCCGTGACCACCATCACCACCAAATCCACCAACTCTACTCGCAGTACTTGATGACCCACCACCAGCACCACCTGTGTAAAATAATGGTGTATCAGTATTACCACCTGAACCATCAACTTGGTCTCCCATTCCGTGACCACCATCAATAACAGTTGCAGAATTTGCGGTTCCACCACTAAGTGTTGGTATAATACCTGTACCTGTAATGTTACCACCATTCGCAGTTGCACCACCCGCAGAGTTCCCACCACCACTAGCACCCGCAGAAACAGGTGATATTAATGTAATTGAGTTACCATTACCTCCACCACTTGAACCTCCAACAACTCCGATTTGACCAGCAACAGGATTTATTTGACCTAACTGAGGAAATATAAATGAAGTTGAGTAAGTCCATATTGTTCCCGCAGCTCCTGCCGTACCATTAACGGATGTTGTTCCACCACCACCACCTGTTGGGGCGACATCACCATTTTTCATTAATACCGCAGTAGTTCCCGTTGAGGGGATTACAGAAACATAAGAATGTTCACCTGAACCACCAACAACACCGTTACCATTAATGATACCACCTGTTCCACCGACACCACCTCTACCTACTTGAACGAATAATGTGTCAGGTAATAATGACACAGGAAAAACACCAGCAGCAAATGCTGAAGAACCACCTCCACCACCTCCTGTTCCTGAGTTGTTAGTATTTCCACGACCTCCACCACCGCCAGCACCACCACCTATACATAAAATATAAACGAATGACGCGTTATTTGGTTTTGACCAAGTTTGCCAACCTGTTGAACCTGATGAGTTAACCCTAAAAACTTGATTACTATTTTCTTTACCGGGTAAGTTAAATATATCTATCATTATTAATTACCAATATGTTATTATGACTAATCCGTCACCACCTCTACCACCATTACCACCTTGGTTAGTTATTCCGGCTCCACCGCCACCTCCACCACTACCATAGGCTCCGTGTCCTCCTTGTCCTCCTTGTCCACCATCAGATGAACCTCCACCCGCACCTCCTAAGAAAACCAAAGGTTCTGTAGAATATCCATTAGTGTTTGGAGTAAACGACATATAACCACCACTACCGTTACCTCCCGGTGTTGTACTTGTCGCAGAACCACCCGCAGGTCCACCTGTCATCGTAGGGATATTACCTCCCGCAATTACGGAACCACCCGCTTGAGCAGTACCACCATTCGTTCCCGCACCTGCGGCTCCCGGTGTTGTTATCCCACTAATAGTAATTGAATTTGGAACAGGTGTTGTTTGACCTAAAACCCCCGGTAATCCATCAAATGCCGGAACTAAACTAAATTCAGAGAAGATACCTGTCGTTTCACTCCAAAGAGTTCCTTGAGTTCCCGCAGTTCCACCATTTAATCCTGAAGCACCACCACCCGCACCCGCAGTTCCACTTTGATATAAAACATTTGATGCGGTTTTTCCTGTGTCAGGAGCGACTAAAACATAAGATAATGTTCCTGAACCACCGTTACTGTTAGTAGTTCCACCAATTCCCGCAGAACCACCACTACCAACTTGAATGTTAAGGTGGTCAGGTAAGTAAGATGCGGGAACTAAAGCGTTCATACCTGCCGATGAACCACCACTACCACCTCCACGTCTCGCAGTTGCAGTACCACTACTGTTACCACCACCACCTCCTCCACCTCCTCCGAGTATGAAGAAATGAACGAATTGACAATTTTGAGGCTTAATCCAAGTATAGAATGAATTCACACCATTGGCGTAAAAAACTTGTCTGTTTTGACTACCGTCAACTATATTAAAAGTATCTACCATAATTTAACTAACTGTTACTATAACGAATCCGTCACCTCCACCACCACCAATTCCCGCAGTTGAGTTACCACCGGCGCCTCCACCGCCACCACCACAACCGAATGAACCATTACCACCTTTACCTCCAATACCTAAAGTTTGTGAAGCGGCACCTCCACCAGCACCTCCACTAAAGAACATTGGGGTTTTAAAGTTTGGTCCGATGAAGTTTTCTCTTGTCGCATATCCATTATTACCCGGATTGGCGGTCGCACTCTGAACTGCGGTGTTAGTACCACCTGAAATGGTTGGGAAATCTAAAATTCCCAAAACACTTGCTGATGTTCCCAAAGTACCTACAGAACTACAACCTGCACCACCTGCACCACCTGTAAATGGAATACCTGTTGGTGTTACGTTAGGTGCTGCAGCACTTGATGAACCACCTAAACCACCGGCTTGACCCGCATACCCCGAAACCAAACCAACTTGGGCTAATATAATATCCGCTTGAACAATTATTGTTCCGGCATTTTGTGATAATGTTGTTCCCGCACCCAATGTTCCACTTTTCATTAATATATTATAACGTGTTGAAATATCAGGAATAGAACAAACATAACTTAAACCTCCAACACCACCTGCACCATTACCTGACGCACCACCAATTCCACCACCACCAACTTGTATGTATAACATATCGGGTAATGCGAATGACGGAACAGTTATATAAGTATACGCAGCTGAACCTCCTCCATTACCACCACTTCGTGTTGATGCCGCACCTGTCGCCCCACCACGTCCACCCGCACCACCTCCAACTAAGAAGAAGTTAACGAATTTACAATTAGGTGGTTTAATCCAAGTTTGCCAAGCGTTAGTTCCTGCAAAATAAAAAACTTGGTTTTTTAAACTATTATCATTTATATGATTATAATCTATACCCATAATTAATTAGCCCAAACGGGTCTTTCAGGATTTAAGTTTATAATTCTACAACCATATTCACCTTCAAGTGTTAAGGTATTACCATCTAAATCAGCGTATCTAACTACCTGATTATTGAATATTTCTTGGTAGAATTGACCTTCATACCCATATTCAAATTCACATAAATAATATTCGTTCATATCTTAATATTTTCCACCTATTGTTGTTATCGCATATCCTGCGGCAACCACAGTTGCGATTGTTACAAATAATCTATACCCAGGAGGTAATGCAAAATTTAATGGTAACTCATAAGTAGGTAAAGCTGAAACCTCAGAAAGTGTTACTGCAGGTAATGAAATTTCATCCCATAGGATGTTATTTGCGGTTGTACCTGTAACACCACCATTGTTTATAAAAACTCTCGCAACTGTAGCTACGTTAGTCCCTAACGCTCTAAATCTCATTCTTTGAACGTAACCACCACCTGTTGATGATGCCGTGAAAGCCAAATAAGCGGTTCCTGATGTTAAATCTTTGGTTGTATTTGCGGCAGTTGCCCCACCAATCCATTGAGTATCCGCTGATGACGTATAAATTGGTTGTGTATTTAATGATGTATTCGCCATTTTATATTATTTTATTTATTTATTTTTATGTTAAAAAGTTTCCTGTCATTATAGCATTTGCTAATCCATAGTTGAATGTACCAACAGGTTTAGTACCATCTATATATTCAACAACCCCTGTTGATGAATTTCTCGACAATATTTGTGTATTATTATCATTATTAGTTGGTGATGTAGTGATAACCATCGTACCACCCGATACCGTACCACCTGAAATTGACGTTGCAGTAATTGTTGTTGCGGTAACACCATTAGTATTAGCAAAAAACCCACCCGTTTGAAATGTTGTTCCTGACACATAACCATCAGCTCTAACAAACATTGTAACCGTTCCACCCGCATTAATCGCTTCATATAAATTTGTTACGTTATCCGCAGTTCCTGCACCATTTTTAAGCGATAATGGACCTAACGTAGAGTTTGTTAATATTTCAGGTGTAGTTGAATTATCATACGCTTGTTGAAGATTGGTTGTTGATAAACCACCTGTTCCACCAAAACTTTCACCAAATTTAGACACTAATGTAAATTTAGCATAATCAGTGTTAGTTAAAGGTTCACCATCTGCAACAATATCATTTCTAACCGAAAGTACACCAATCAATATACCTGTAGACTCTGCGTTAGGATAAGGTATAAATGTTTCAGATTGTATATTAGCGATAGCTTCAGCTAATGTGGCATACCTAGTTTGACCATACAAAACATTAATAACCCCAGTAGGGTACATATAAATTCTTTGATTAGTCGCATCATTACTACCAGCTGGTGTAATAGTAGTTATTACCCCACCAACATCATATTTTGTTGGGTCAATAACCGTAACACTTGACGAAGTTCCACCTGTTTGTGTTCTATAAAAAAATGAAGCCGGTACTTTCGCAGAAATACTAACATTATTAGGACTTAATTGATTTTGTGCCCAATTAATACCATTACCCCAAAGTGTTCCAGCTGAAGTATTAAAACTTAGATTAGCACCATTTGGTGATGGGATAATTCCTTGATTTATCAACTTTATAGGTGACCATAAATCACGCAAAGATGACATTGGTGATACATCATAATCAACGGTTTGATTAATATTTAATATACTCGTTCTATTTGGGTGATTAATCTTACCCAGAAAGAGATTTTCTCTTCTTTGTTGTGGTGTTGGAAATGTTACTTGTTGTGTAATAGTTAAACCACTATTGATTAAAATATAAGTTGAATCAGCAGAAGCTATATTAGTAACTGAAATGTTTGTACCACCACTATAATTAATACTTTGGACATCAGGTGTTAAAGCGTATGTGTATGTATTTTTAACTATCCAACCTTTCAACGGTGCAACATTAAAAGTTGTTGTTGACGCCGTTGTCGCACCTGTATATTCAAAAACCCCCGTTGATAAAGTATTTCCTTCTAAGACATTTCTTTCTAAATCAGTTAACGATAATGCAGAATTTTCATTAACAATGTCAACAAATAATTTACCCGTAGTCACCCCCGTTTGAATAACATAACCAACTGAATTAGTTCTTGCCGTTAATGGGAAACCTTCGAATAAAGTTTTACTGACATAATCACCAGGTGTTGTATCTGAGGCATAAACCAAAGAACCAACGGTCATCCCCGTTAATTGTATATCACTAATAATACCATTTGTAATTACAATACCTTCAGAACCATCAGGAATATTTTCAGCTGAAACCCCAACAAGATTAAAACCTGTATGTTCGTTAACCGCTAAAGTAACTGAAGGTAAACCACTATTGGCTGATAATATTTCTAAAACCTTACCTCTAGGAATTTCAATCCCACTATTATTGATTACTCGAAGATAATTCTGTTGACCTAAATTAACAGTAACCCCCTGATTTATTGATGTATTATATGACAATGCGTGTTCCACATTATCAAAAAACACTTCACCCTCAACCGTTGGTGTGATTGTGGCTCCCGTATTAAACCTAATATAATCAATAGTATCAATACTTACCCCCGAAAATGTTGTTGCCGATAAACCTCCATTAACCGTCCAACCTGTAACCGTTTCAATCAGTGTTGTTATATCTGATTGACCACTTTGTTTTACGGTTAATATGTTATCAACAAATGTAACACCTGTTACATAATAATTGGGGTCAATAGGTAAGTTATAATATGTTGTTGCCGATATAGTATTAGCGGTTAATCCACCCGTAAAATTAGTTGCTCCTGACACAGTTCCACCTGTAAATGTTGAACCACCATTAGTAAAACCTGTTACACTGAACGTACCACCTGTATTGTTAGTGAATGTCGCAGTACCACTTGAATATGTACCACCCGTTACTCTAATATCTGTCGGTAATCCGTAATATGTTGTCGCAGAAATACTTGTTGCCGACACAGATGTTAATCCCGTTAAAACAGAACTCCAATTTGATTTACCATCAGATGTTGTCGAAATTAATACTTTATTTACACCCTGAGTCCCATCTAATAATTGTAAAGAATATCTGTTAGTACCACCAGCGGCTTCAAATTTACCTGCAATATAATCAGTACCACCACCTTCATTATCAGTAACATAACCATATACACCAATAGGTGAACCATCACTACTAGCCGAAAATCTACCACCATAAATACCACCTATACCCCATACACCGGTACCGTTAATTGCCTGACCTCTAACACCTGTACCTACACCATAATAATTCCATCCCCATACACCGGTACCAACACCATCGTGAGTACCTTGGACTCCAACATTAGAACCAGAACCCACAACTCCATTATATCCTGTACCTTCAACACCATTCTGAATACTACTATAACCTCTTATAGCCGTTGATGTACCTGAAACAGATAATTTATAACTCGTATCTGCCGCGGTTCCAATACCTGTATTACCAGCATTGTTAATTACAAAAGCCGTCGAATCTGGACTAGCAGAATCTTCAACAACAAAAGCATTACCACTTCCTGTTTGAGTTATCCTAACAATGTCTGACGATGTATCACCGCTAAATAATGATTGAGTATTGCCGGTCACGGTTAAGTTACCATTGATGGTTAACCCCGTAATATTTTTTAATATATCGTCTCGTGTAATTTGTTTCGAACTACCGGTGGGGTCATCCGTTGTATCACTAACGTCAACAACGTAGAATAAATCATCACCCGTCACTGCGGATAATACCGGTAATTGAGGTACTTTTTGATTAGCCATTTAAAAATAGTCTATAAACTTTTATTTAAATATAAATATAGGCTCAGACTATTTTATTTTGTAGACTATGTAGTTTGTTTTTTTTCTAAATTGTCAATATGATGTTGAAGATACCACATCGCCTTTTTCAAATCTTGTAGTTCGGCATCACTATTTTTCTTTCCCGCTCTTGAGATATACTTAATGGTGTTCCCCAATGAAAACCCTAACTCCCAAGCATCAATAACTTTGATTGCTTCATATGGATTATCTTTTCCCCCATAATGAACGGGGTTATTAACCATTTCCTTTTCCATAAATCACTATTTTATACAATAATAATCTTTTGATATTTCACTTTCAACTATAACCCCATCAGAAATTAAAGTATTTATTATTTTTCTTGTTTCCGTCAAATCTTTTTTCAGTATATGTTCTGAAATGTAAGTAATATGGATAGGTCTTCTTAATTTTGATTCTAATAGTTTAATTGTTTTTTCCGTAAGATATGGTTAGTCAACAAATATTGTTTTGGATTCAATAATCTCTTTTTGATTTATGTAAGATAAGATTTTTCTTTTAAAGATAGGTAATAATGTTTCTTCTAATGGAAATTCATTACTACACGTCACTTCAAAAAGTGGTGATTCTGACTCATTATTTTTTTCGTATGTTTTAGAAAATTTAGGTATAATGTCATAAACCGTCAAATCTTTTAAGTTGTCTTTAAATATTAAAGTTAATTCTGTTTTCTCTTGATTTTTAACTTTCTAAACTTTTGTGGTGACATATTTCCCCATAT